CTCCGCCGTCTGCGAGAGATGTATATGCGTTTTTGAACGCGTCCAAGAGGAACTGATAGAACTTCTCACTGTCAGACCATTTGTCATTCATAATTGTCATACCTGTACCGCCGGAATATGCACAATTATACGGAGGATCTGTAATACAGGCATTTGCTTTCTGACCGTCCATCAGCAAGGCAACTTCATCAGGTTTGGTGGAATCTCCGCAGCGAAGTCTGTGTCTGCCGAGAAGCCAGATGTCACCATTTTCAACAAATGGTTCAAACTCTGCCGCCTTATCTACATCAAAATCATCATCTTTTACATCTTCATCTGATGCAAATAAGTCCGCAAGTTCCTTTTCATCAAATCCGGTCATGGAAAGGTCGAATCCGAGCTCCTGTAGCTCCTGCATTTCAACGGACAGCAGTTCTTCGTCCCAGCCTGCGTCCAATGCCATCCGGTTGTCAGCAAGAATGTACGCTTTCTTCTGTGCTTCGGTTAGATGGTCGGCATACACACATGGTACTTCTGCAATACCTTCTTCCTTTGCCGCTTCGATTCTGCCGTGACCAGCCAGCACATTGTATTCCCGGTCGATAATGACCGGATTCACAAATCCAAACTCGCGAAGGGAAGAGCGAAGCTTCAGGATCTGTTCCTTGTTGTGCGTTCTGGCGTTATTGGCATAGGGGACTAGCTTGTTGATGTCAACAAGCTGAAATTCTGTGGTTGTGGTCATGCTCCATTCCTCCGCTTCAAAACTTTCTGTAAACCTTTTCTGGCATCCAGCACTTTTCCGCTGACCGCCTGTCCCTTGAGCGTGCGGTATTGCTGCTTGGTCATCTTCTGGCGATTGGCTTTCAAA